TGTTTAGATTATCAACATACATTTTTTCTGATGTAAGCGCGTTACGTAAAGCGGCAAAGTTTCCAAACTTCTTAGCTTTGTAGTTAGCAAGCTCACCACCGGTCATCTCACGACCCCAGTAATACTTGGCCTGCGCTTGTATTTCATCATCAGTAAACTGTTTTGCAAGCGTCAGATCTTTCAATCCATTAACTGAATTGGCAATCCCTTGTATAGAATTCTTGGTACCAACGTATTTACTTAGCTCTGATTCAGTTGGTTTTCTTCCAGCAACTTCTTCAAACACACGGGTTACATCATCTGGCTCAATGTATTTAACCGCAGTATCCCAACCTTTTGTTGCGGTAACGCTACCGTATGTAATAGGCTGGTACTTGGGCACAACTTTTTCTGGCACAAACGTACCTTTTTCTGGGTCAAAAACTTGTTTAGGCGTGGTTAATTGTTTTTTGAGCGCGTTTATTTCTGTTTGTTGTTGTGGGCTTAACTGTGAGCCACTACCCATATAACCACCACCACCCTCTGGATTTGCCATAATCTCATCAATCTGAGCTTGGATATCTTCTCTGTTTCCGCCGCCAGTAGTTTTTAAAGCCCTAGAACCAATACCAGTAGTTGCCCTTGCGGTAGATGTGCCAAACCCTTGTAATGCCTCTTGCTTTGCGCCAGTTGCAGTATCTACTTCAGATATCTGTTTCTCTAAAGCAGACCTAGCCACACCAGTAAGACCAGCGTATTTATCTGCGGCAGGAGTAAAGTTACCTTTAGCATCCATCAAACCAGCACTAACTAAGGTTGCTTTTAATTTAGCAACATCATCAGATTGCCGTTTGGTTTCTGCATTCCAACCTGTAGTTAAATCAGATAACCCACCAGCAATATCTTTGCCTTGTGCGTTCTTGCCCGTGTACTCTGACAATGCTTTAAGAGCAGGAGCAAGTTTATCTGCATACAAACCGCTCTCTAATTTTTGAGAATTTTCTGTCGCTAACTTATTTACATAATCTTTGGCAAAATCTGTACCTTTAAGCGATGTGTTATTAACGTAGTTGTTCAACAAAGTATTAACAGCATTGAACTCATTTGTTTGATTCGTCTTTTGCAATGCGGCTTTTGATGGATCATCAAAATTAATATCTGTCTTAGGTATTTTTTCGTAAACAGTATTAACAATATCCGTTAGGTTGTTGCGCTGCTCGTCAACAATTCCACGCAAAGAATCCACAATTGCGTCATATCCAGGTTTTGGCTTACCAGTCTTTGGATCAAGATAAGACTTTAATAAATTCTCTGAGTTTACTAACTCAGCTCTTTCTTTGTTTAAAGCAGCGCCGTATGTAGAAACAACATTGGCAGCAGTAAATCCACCTTTAGGCTCTGCTATTTTTGATAAATCATAAGGTTTGATTTGAGCTTTTAACCAGTTGTTATAGGATGTTTCTTGCGGAGTTGCTTTTGGCGCAGCAGCTCCACCAGTAGCTAAAGCAACCACACCACCATTAGCCATACCGCGTTCTGCGCCGCCATATGGAGTAATGTCTGTATCCGTGGCTGGATAGACTACGTTCTGCGGGATGGGGCGCTCAGATGACATTGAGTAGCTAGGCGTCTTCTGGAACGCCATAGGATACCTAGTGTTTTCTGACGAGGCATTCTGCTGTGACATCTGCTCTACTGGCAGACCCATTAAGCCACCATCTGCCGCAAAGTATGTGCGTTCGCCAGTGCTACCTGGCACTTGTGAAGATGGACTGAAACTACGAGTATTCCAATCGTAATCACTAACATTGTACTGTTGTTCTTTAGGTCTTCTAGGGTCATCTCTGGACGCACCGAGTACGCCAAGACCACCCATAAGCATGTAGTTTTTGTTCTTCTTTATAAATTCTTCACGAGCTTTGTCTGCTTCTGGGCCGGATCCTGAAATCAAATCAAAAGCTTTGCCGGGTATGCTCTTAAATTTTTCTAAAGCAGATTGCAAAGATGGAGCTGGCGCATTTGTAACTTGTGGAGCGGTAGAAACTACAGGAGCGTTTGTAGCAGTTGGCATGAACGAATTACCAACATTGCCAGCATTAACTGCATTCATCGGCATTTGTGAAACTGTTTGCGGAACAACCCCAGTCGCTGATTGCAAAGCAGCAGGCATAGCGCCCGCCGCGCCAGTAGCAGCACCTGCTGCTCCAGCAGCGCCACCAACGGCAGGAGCCATAGCGCCCATGCCCCCTACTACCCCAGGCATAGCTCCAGCAGATACCATAGGAGCCATACCGGCAGCTCCAGCACCGGCAGCACCAGCGGCACTAGCTGCTCCACCCATCAGACCGGCACCTAGACCAGCACCACCATAGGCACCAAGACCCATCATCAGACCTTTGCTCAGGCTACCTGTAGCAACCGTTCCTGCGCCACCTATCATCAATGCCGCCATAGGTGCGCCAACACCAGTGGATGCAAGTGCAGCACCAGCCAACATAGGAAGGATGCCAGACAAGAAGCCTGCTTCTGGTAAGCCAGTCTGAGGATTGATACTTAGGGAACCACCGTGAGCCATGGCTAATGACTGCAAACCGTTGACCTCACCTGGAGTCATGTGGACAAGTACCTTATCCTCACCGCGTCCTGCGGTTTGAAGATGATTTGCTAGGGTATGCAGGCTCATGTTAAGACACCTTTATCTTTAATACATTAGTGGCAACGTCATAGTAAACATCGCCTATTCGTAATTTTCCAGCAGCTTCTTCTACGCTAGTAGCAAAACTCACAACCGTATTTCCTGTTGCGGGATCGAAAGCGCTAAAGTTGATTGCTGCTGTAACTGTATTGCCTGTTCTTAGAGCGGATCCAGCACTTACACCAGGGTTGTCAAGTTGCGAAAAGTACAATCGCAAAATGTTGTTTAACTGATCCTGATAATCTTGGCTATATTCTATCGGAGCTACTGGAAATGAGGGAGATTTTGTGGTACCGGTTGACATATCTATCTCCTACCATCACTTCTAATATCTAATCTAGGAACACCTAACTGCCATTGAGTCCCCAACGTATCTGAACTAACCTTAAAGGCCATCTGGCGACCGCGCAGTCTTGTATACACAATCTGAGTAAACTCCTGAACCGTGTAGTTTCTTTGTGCCGCATACGACTGCGTAGATTGAACAATTGGTGTATCAGACGTACCGTAAGGCGCACCAGGTGCTTGCCTTGGTCTTACCGTAAACACAGCCGATGGCTTCTGCGGCACAGGATTACTTGACCCATCAAACGTAAGGTCTGGAATAATCCTCCACACAAAACCAAAGTTGTGACCATCACCAATATCAAAGTCTGATGATTGTATGTAGGAATTAATTGGCAATGCAGTGCCATTTACCTCCACATCATCATTACCATCTTCATGGTAAACAATCGTTTGCTGATATGTAGCACCCATAGGATGGGTGCGCAGCGGGCTGTCTAGCCACGCACTGCGGTTCAGGCTACCGTAATACCAAACCTTATCTAAGTAATTGTAGATAACGTAGCGGTCTACCGTTGTGCTATTAGCGGAGCAGTAGTACCACCATATCTCACTGTATCCCTCATTACTACCGCAGAACACTTGATAGCTTTGCTCTAAATTAATGTCTCCGTACACATACTGACGCAGCGAGCATGGAAGAGTTTCCACTCGGCCTGTGTATACGTAGAACTTATCTAGTCCCATCCAGTACACAATATTGTTAGCCGCACCAATAGCGTTCGGGCCAATAACGGATATGTTATTAGACAGAATGTTAAAGCCCCACACATAAGGTGGGCCAAGATACTGCATAGAATATGCAGCAGCATCTGTCAAAACAAGAATCTCTTGGCGTGTTTGAATTGCAGTAACAATACTGGATCCAGAAGACAGCCGATAACTGCCCGCTTGGTTTGTGGCTTGCGGCGACCAAACAGAATAACTTTCTTGGTCAGACCAACGAATTAACATTGGGTCTTGTGTTTGACTACCGTAGTCATTTGCTCCCATTGCAATCACAAAACGTGACGCATCTGACACCATTACTTGCGTGGCAACTACAGGGCAATCGGCATCTGTTGTATAGGGTGATGGGCTGGTAGGTGAAAGCAATACTGCCTGATTACCAAACTGTAATACACCACCGCCCGTATATTGTGGAATCCACAAATACATCGGGCCGTTACGAGGATTAATAATTAAGTATTCACCAAAACCAGCCTGAGACCAGAGTCGCAACTGCACAGCAATACTGCCAGATGAAGACTGTCCCCATCCAGTAAATGATGTGGCGTTAAAAACTGGTGTGGCATTACCATGAGTCGTGGCAATAGTGCCATTTGCGCCACGCACACCGCCAGAGAAAATTGTTGCCGTATTGCTGGTGTATGTAATTAACTCAGAGTCAACAAGAACAGTTCCATTACCGCTATTAAATCCAGTAGTAGATATAACTGCTATGTTTGTATTGCTTGAGTTAAGTGAGGCCGACAGAGCTGTTTGCTGAGTACCAGTAATGTAGCCACCCCAAAGGCCAGTTCCCCAACCAGTTGCGTAACTGTATGTAGCAAGGCCAATATTAATCTGATATGCAGCAGTTACCGTACCCCCGCCCGTAGTAGAAGCATTTGCTACACCTGGCGCGGTAATGTAGTAAGAGTTACTGTCATAGTAAGTTATCCGAAACTCACCATTTAGGTTTAAACCTGCAACCGTGTTTGCACCAGAAAATGTTACATAGTCTCCGGTAATGCCGCCATGATCAGCGTCAGCAACTAAAACCTGTGCACTTCCATTGGTGGTAGTGAAAGGATTTGTTAGTACAACAGTTGAGCGAATAGGCGTAATGTCATTGTAAATACCGCCGCTCTCAACGTAATACTTTAAATTAGTTCCAACCCCAAGAAGATTGTATCCCCTCAAAGTTACCCAGTTAAAAAGTGATCTTGCTACACCCGCATACGTACTAGATGATATAGGTTGCCATCCACCTAGCTTTTGTGGATAGCCTGAACGAAACCTGATCTTGTCGCACTCATACCAACCACCTTCATTGGCAAGCGTTGTGCCTTCGCGGTTGATGCCTGGCCTAAGTTGTAGAGTCTGTAATGGCATTTTTATCCACCTGATTTATACGGTCGCGTACCCTGCTTATCTATAACCAGCGCCATTTTCCGTGGCTTTGTCTCGGCTGTATTAGGGATACTTACATGCGTCCAGCCCCCGCCGCGCACTGGGTCTGAGAACTCACGGATCACCTGATCATATGGCAGTGTTGACGCCATGATACGCTTAACTACTTGGTCTGGGATCATTCCTGCTACACGAATATCGGCTGCCGTGCCATGGCAATGCTGGCTAGTTTTTGACCCCTTGATAGCCGCATTTACCTGTGGGCTACGGTACGCAGAGTTGATACTAATAGGCTTACCAAGCACAGCACGAAGCGATTCTAAGAAAGCTGCAAGGCGCTTTAGGTTGTACAAGTGTTCATTTGCTGGAGTGTTGTCCAACTCATTCCGCGCAGCGTAGTCGCTAACGGTCAACTCTTCCAAGCTAAAGTTTGGCGAGAGCTTCATTTTTTAGATAGTTCCTTAGTCTTGTCCTTGCTGCTTTGGCTAGAACCAAAGAAAAAGTTTAAAAGGGTAGAGACAACGGTTCCCATAATAAAACCCAGAACCACATCGACAAAGCGTAGGTTTTTTTCAGGAATGCTGTAGGTCGTAATAAGGATAATGTACCCAATAGCAAACGATGACCATAGCCAAGCAAACTGATATACAAACCTACGTACCACAGGGTCATCTGACTCCATAGCTTTTTGCTGCATGTCTCTTGCGCTCTGCGTATTCTTCAGGTCAATCTCAGCCATGAACTCTTCATGCTTCATAGCCGCCATTTGAATATCAGCCAGCTTGCTGTCATCCAAAACACCTTGATCGTTTGGTTCTAGCTTGATGCCAAGTTTATCTTCAACATGCTCTAAGCCTTTATCAAGCACGGAGTCAGCAACTTTTTGTAATCCTGCACCAGCTAACTGAGCCAGAATAGGAGCGAGTAGTGGCAACATTTATTCCCCCTGCATTTGCATAATTATCTTTGCGCGTAACTCACGCATCTTTTTTACTTCTTCCATCGCTTTAGCCGTAGCGTTGTTCATGTCCATGTACATAATCCCCATGATTGGCAACGCTATTACG